GGAGAACCAACGGGAACAATTGCGCAATCCATCCAATAACCGGAGGTTTGTACTTGTTGCCATGCGTTAGCGTCGCCCGTTTGTACGGTAATATATGCTATTTGTGTTTGCGTTAATGTCTTACCTACGCTAATCACGCCGTTATTCAATGCCTGATTAACCACAGATTGCAACGTCGCTAATACTTGGCTACGGCCTTGTGCATTTGCTGGAACTTCTGGCAATGTTAATAATAAATTACCCATTGCAGTTATGGCCGCATCTTTTAGCCAAACTTCATTAACATAGGTATTCATATCGAGCGGGTCCGTAGATAAACCGAGCATATAACCGCGTTGATAAAATGCCACGTATTGACCCGCTTTCTGTGTCTGCCCGTAGTAGTTAACGCGCGCAGTATTCAAGTTATGCGATACCGTTGTACTCGTTACGCCGGGGGTGATACCCGCGAACATTTGGAACATATAATTTTGCACGGCATTAACGGCGGTATTATATGCTGTGGACGCTGCAATCATCGCTGGTATTTGTTCAGGGTATTGGCCGGAAACATCGGACAATGTTAATGCTACGCCACCGGTGGAACCGAGGCCGGTACTAGCATCTGCATAAGTAGGATATTCCGCAGTTGTGCATTGTACTGAATATAAGAATTTAACGTTCTGGGCTAAATTCCATGTTGCGGCATCAAGCAACAAATTCAATGGCATATTGCTTGCCGTTGGCATGAACACAAAAGAACCAAAATTATCTGAGTAGTCCGCAGAGGCTTGGAGCGCTACGCTAGGCAGTTCAACCGCCGCGCCGGGTGCAAGTATCACGCCCGCTACTGTCCAGCCTAATAAAACGCTGACGTTTTCAGTAACGCCCGCTGTAACGGAAATAGCCGCCGTTCCCGCAGTGCCACCGACAAGATCAAACGAGCTTCTCGAAGCATCCCAGGTAACAGTCGCACCTGTCCAGTTAGCATTGGCATCCGCTGCACGGATTGCTACTTGTAGAACTGCCGCAACATCTGACAGAGACGCTGCCGCTGAAAAATCCATTGCAGTTAAACTATGAGTAATTGCACCCATAGTTAAACCGAGGCTTCCGGTAGTGATACTTGTGAATTGAGACACTACTATGCTTGGATTTGGCGCACCATAAATCTGAGGAGGTACGGCAACATTTACCCAACGGGCATATGAAATGTATTGTGGACTAGTATTATTTTTACTAACCCATGAGAAATAAAACGCTGCTCTTACTGCTTCTTCGCTACCCGAACCGAAGTATGCTACAACTTCCGCCGCGGATGTAAACGGCCCTATTGTAGTTTCTGCTGGCACAAGCGGGTTACTCGTAAACAAGCGTAAACCTAAATCGCGAGTGGCTATAACAGGCGAACCGCCTACAATAGAACTCACGTCAACATAATCAGAAAAAGCTATAGCCATTTTTAATATCCCTTTTAAACGCGTTTAATACCGTATTCGTATGATTCTATCACTGGATTTGTGGACACTCTAGCTTGTGCATAAACTAAAGTGAAATCAAACGACGGCGACGCCTCGAATTGATCACGATCGTCCACAAAGTACGGGTTGCGAATATCCGATACTCTTAGAATCCCGATACCCGAATTATTTAATGTAACTATTGTACTATCACTTTGTAGTATTGATGCAACATCATTTACTAAATCGGATGCTGTATATGTAGTCGTGGTCGACGCTGGCACTTGCAACACCAATGCGCTTACCGTAAATGTCGATTCGACATATTGTGTTTCAGTATGTACCATTGCGCTACCGATCGGGTCCCATACATCTTGACGACCTAAATAACCATACCGTTTATTAGCCAGCTTATAAAAATATACGGTTGGCGCGGTGGGTATACCCTGTTGCGTCGGTTGGTTAGATTGCTGTACAACAATGCCGCTATAACCATCTGCGACTAGTCCGGCGGTAATAATGGGTAAAAATAATTTAATAACGTCATTATCACCCATTAACTGCCCTCTTTAATTTTCACACAGAGGACACCAACCCAACCGTCAATTGCGAACCATTCGTTATTAGACTCGACTTGGAACCGTTCACTATTGAAATCTAATTGATCTGCTGAAACGTCACGCGTTAAGTCGATAATGTTATTTGATGTGTAAAATGTAAAATACGACTTTTGTAAATCTAAACCGTATGTCTCGTATAGGCTGCGTGGGACGGGCTGGAAACTGCCTTTAAGTATAACGCCAGAGGCAAAAGTGGTTACATATTGCCCAACATCATTTAAAGCCCGGCTGCTAGCTTGGTAATAAGTAACCCCCTGCGGATTGATCACAGTTAGAGCAATCTTAAATACGTCCGCGCCCGGTATCAACATTATTCGTCCTCTACTACGTTTATAATTGTAGTATACATTTGTCCGGTATCGATTAACGGCTTATTCAGATTGCCAGTTAATTTTTTATTGGCTCTTCGTTCTTTGCGATTCGCGATTGTAACCGGGCTTAATGGCGGTAACCAAACACGGCTTATTGTTCGCTTGATCTGACCTACCACACGTTTTCCTAGCAAGTCTAATGCATCTGTCGCCGTGGTTTTACCGTTTAATACCTTCCGGCTCTCGGTTGCCATAATCCGCACCCATTCCGGCTGTTTTTCTTTAATCGTTGGACGCATAAACGGACGTGCTGGAATATTCCGAGAAGGCACGCCAAACTCATTTTGCGCCGCAACTTCCGCCACCTGCGTTCCATCCGGGTATATGCTATCTTTAAACCACCCAACTTTTCCGACCTTCTTATCTAATTCTGCAAGAGCTTTAGCGAGAATGTCAGCATTCCCGGTTTTAACTCTAATGATTTTCAAATGAACACGCCGCCAACGCGTCTGAATGCCGCTAATTCTGGCAAGCTTCCCGCGTAAAATCCGCCCACAGAAAACACTTGTAATAACGCAAGTAACTGCTGGCCGTATGGCGTTGTACCTAGCCAGAACTGCCATTGGTTCGGTAGTGGCGGGGGTGTTAAACCGACTGAGACTTTATCTACTGTGGCGGAGTTAACAATATTCGGTGTTTGACCGTTTGCTATAATGCCATTGATCGCCAATAAATGCGCGGTCATATAGTTAAGCGCTAATTGACGCGCGGCTCCCTGCATCCAACCGTATCCGTCAATCGGACTAATATAGTTTATAGCTATATCCCAATAAGCGGTTAATAATGCGTCTGGGTATGCCGTAGGGTCCGCAAAAGCGGGGAACAAAGCCCTAAATGCGGTCGGGTCAAACGTCAATGTAGACATTTATCTATCCCCTTCGACTTTCTGCGCTGAATTGTCTTTAGCTTCCATATTCTTCGCAACAATAGACGGCGCTAGTTTGCGTTTTTCTACTTTAATAAAACCTAGTCGCATATGTTCTTTAAAATGGGTGTCTTCCATTAACAATCCTAAATCTTCATCATTTATCTCCGTACGAATACCATCGGGGGTGACAAAGTTTTTATTGATAATATTAGAACCGCCTTTTACTAATATTTTGTGTTTCACTACAGGTATATCTTTATTTGCGTGTTTATAATCATATACAGCATAGAAATTATCACATGATAATGTCGAATACACATAATTAGCCATTTAATCTACCTCTTTTATTAATAAGTCAATAACACAGCAATATACTACCGTGTTATTGACTTATATGTCATCAACTAAATACCTGAGTATCTAGTGACAGCGTATGGACGTTTACACATTACACCAGCCGTCGCGTTTGAATAATCTTCTTCGTACGCTTTAGCTAATTGTTGTACGCCCAGTACTTGGAACTTGGACGGTACAACTTGTATAAATGTACGACCATCGTCAGTACTCATATCTGCTACATTTTCAGCATAGAGATAGAATACATTCGCGCCGCCATTTGCACTGTTTAGTTCAGGCGCGGAGACAACACGGACGCGCGGATACGCGCGTGATAACCAATCACGAACAGAAATACCGAAATCGGAGGTAGTGCTCAACCAATCCACAGCGTCAGTCGCCACAGCTAATGTAATATCTACATTTTCAGGGTCGATTGTGTCTTGTGAATTTGTACGCAATGCAACGATAGCGCCACGGATATCCTTACAAATTTCTAAGAATGTTTTAGTTGACCAATGCGGACTTGCTGACGCACCGTTAGGCACTGTCACATAACCTGGTAAACCCGGGTCATTTAAGAAGCCATATGTATTGTTATTACCGGAGTTATAACCAAAGAAACCCGTAGTATTACGTGCAATTTCTAATGCTAATGCAG